CAAGCTCGCTGGACATTTGAATCTGCACAAGACGCACAAGCCATGCATGGTATTGACGTTGAAGCAGAAATCATGGCAGCATTGGCTCAAGAGATTACAGCTGAGATCGACCAAGAGATTCTCTTGAGCTTGAGCTCATTGGCTGCTACTGAGTACACATACAACCAAGCTACTGTATCAGGTACAGCTACATTCGTTGGTGACGAACACGCCGCATTGGCAGTGTTGATCAACCGTGTTGCTAACTTGATCGCTCAGCGTACACGTCGTGGCGCTGGTAACTGGGCTGTTGTTTCTCCAGCAAGTTTGACAGTGTTGCAATCTGCAACTACTTCTGCTTTTGCTCGCACAACAGAAGGCACATTCGAAGCACCTACAAACACTAAGTTTGTTGGTACATTGAACGGTGCTATGCGTGTTTTTGTTAACAGCTATGCTAACGATTCTACACCAGTTCTAGTTGGTTACAAAGGTTCTTCTGAGGCTGACGCCGCAGCATTCTATTGCCCATACATTCCATTGATGAGCAGTGGTGTTGTTCTAGATCCATCAACATTCGAACCAGTCGTGTCATTCATGACACGTTATGGATTCGTTGAGTTGACCAACACAGCATCCAGCTTCGGTAACGCGGCTGACTATGTTGGCGAGATCGCAGTTCAGAACTTGTCATTCTCCTAATCAGAGAATCCAACCCCGGGATGGGAAGGAACAAAAGCACTCTTCGGAGTGCTTTTTTTTGGATATAAATATCTACATGATCGGACAAATAAATTACTCAGGATTATTTCCTAAAAAACATCCTAGCCCTGTGGGTACTGCACAAGGATACAATCAACCTAAACCAGTTGCACCTGTAGTACCTGTAACACAGCAGCCTGTTAAATCTTAAAGAAATTCAGGTGTTGTTTAACACGGTCAATAACTGGATCCCATGCAGACATGCCAGGTTGACGAAACAATCTTGCTGTGGCATACCACGGGGTGTCGTTTCTGTTCAGCAACCACCTCCAGCATTGTCCGTAACTGTTTAGCATGATCCAAGTGGGCCTTCCAAGTGCCGCGCTTAAATGCGCTACTGCTGTATCCACACTGACTACCACATCAAAATTTGAAATTAGTGCGGCTGTATCAGCAAAGCTATTGATGCCACCCGGGAAACAATGAACCCCGGCTGCAATAAGTTGTGCTTGCTCGTCGTCGGTGCAATCGTATTGTAAATTATACCAACTGTATTGCGGACAAGATTGAATCATTGCTAGTATTTTTTCAAAGGGCACAGACTTGTGTTGATTAATCCAACTGTCTCGTCGCCCTGACCATGCAAACCCAATCCTGAGTTTGTTTTTTAGTCCTAAATTTCTGCGCCAGTTTTCCACCAGCTTAGGATCTGCAAACAAATATTGAATAGTGTTTGGTAAGTTATCAACACGAACATTTAATTTCCCAGGCAAGCTCATTATTGGAATCCAATAATCAAATTCTTGGCCCAACTCCTGACTGAAAGATAACACACGCACATCTTGTCCTAACGGACCAGATTGAATGAGAGGAATTAAAGCATCAGTAACTTGTGTAGTCACGCTTGCTCCAATATTTTTTAAATTTTGTATAAACCTTATAAATTGGATGATGTCTCCGTGCCCTTGCTCACCACGTACAAAAATTGATTTACCGGTTAACTCTTCGCCATTCCACATAGGACAATTGTAATTGGGTATTGTGCCTTTTAAATGTTCGTAATTGTGGCGACATTCATAAGCAGGCCATCCTTGTGCATAATCTCCGCTTAACAAATGTGCTACAGCAAGATTAAACTGATGAGTAACAACACTGGGATTTAACTGAATGGCCCGTTGTAAAAAAGGTATAGCACCAACAGGATCTCCTAGTTCTCTTAACACATTGCCATAATTGTTAAATGCTCCAGAGCTGTTTCTATCAGCTGTCATTGCTAACATATATTGTGTTAGCGCCATCTCTGGTTTGTGTTGTTCTCTATAGGTGTTGCCTTGGGCAATAAAATTATCAGCATTATTCATACCGTTATTTACATACAACCTGTGTTTGGTTAAAATTATTAAAAAGGTAAATACTGCACCAACGCGATAATGCGTTTTATGCGGCCCACCAGCCGCGTAGCGACTAGAACTCGCATCGGACTTCTTTAAGGAGAAAACAAAATGGGTCGTCCTCTAAAAATACAAAAATATGGTACCAATCAAGGTATCAACTCTCCTGGCTCTGCAGTGGCAGTTGACCAGGCATATCCTCCATTTGCCGCACCAACGTCAATGGACACTACCACTGTAGTATTACCATCACCTGCTATTTCGTCTGTGCCATTCACAGGTGTAGTTGGTGGTGTGCAAGGCGGTGCTGTAAGTGCTTCATATCCCATCATTGATGTTACATCAAATATTCAAAACAGCTATAGTGGAAGTGCAGCCAGCGTAATTTTACGTCAAAAAGGTGCTCATAAATTCTTGGTGGCCACTGTGACCGGAATTGACCCAGCAAACGCTGTGATTGGTGCAACACCAACTGTGTCATTGCGCATCCTAACACTGGGTGATACAGATTGGCAAGCCATGGGTGCACCGCTGGGTGCCTCAATTGGCACAGTTTTTACACCAACTGCTGCCTCAGTAGCAGCCACAACAGGCACAGCCCAAGAAGTTGGACAATGTGTGCTCACAAGCGATTCAACACCTGGCGCAGGCAACATGACAATCTCTATGGCAGTCAATAGTGATAGTACCGCTTTGTACGTAAGTAAAATTACTAACAAATTTGTGCAAGACTTCAATGGTGGCAGCACAGGCGGCAATGCAGATACAGGTGATGTATGGAATTCAACCCAAGTTGTTAACGACATTGAGTATGCAGCCAACTTCTTCACAGATGAATCAACATTTGCCAAGAGTGGTGCAGATACTGAAACATGGGCAGGTACAAATCAAAACAGCGATGGTACACTTGGCCTGGCACAAGTTGACAAACTCACATCGTAATTTTATTCAACCCACAATCCCCACAGTTAAATACCGTGGGGATTTTTTATGACTGTAGCATTTGTGTTAGGCAACGGAATTAGCAGAAACGGATTGCCGCTAGAACACATTCAAAAACTAGGAAAAATTTATGGGTGCAATGCTCTTTACAGAGAATTTACACCTGATGTTCTTGTGGCCACAGATCGTGGAATATCAACAGCAATACAAGAATCTGGATATCCTTTTAAACATAAATTTTATACTCGAAAACCCATAGAAGGACAAGGTTCATATCGTGTGCCAAAACAATATTATGGATTTAGCTCTGGACCAAACGCTGTGGGAATTGCCGCACTAGATCAAAGCCATAAAATTTATTTGTTAGGATTTGACATGGGGCCTGATTCGGGTAATCAATTTAACAACGTATACGCAGGTACAGAATTTTACAAGCCCTCGGGGTCAAATCCAACGTACACAGGAAATTGGGTAAAACAGCTAACAAAAATCACCAAAGACTTTGTGGACATCCAATTTGTACGTGTTTGCGGTGAAACAACAGCACGTATACGTGAATTAGATAATATTAAAAATCTGTCACACGAGGATTTAGCTACCTTTGTCATGCGGATAAATAATCAAAAGGATCTTTAAATGGCTACAGTAAAAAATACCAGCGGCAATTATACCATTACAGTGGCAAATGGTATTGGTCTGTTGACCATTAACGCTGATCTTGACGTGGTTGGTAATATCACATACATTGACTCAACTGAGTTAAAAGTCACAGATCCGTTTATCACAGTTGCTGCCAACAACAATGGTGCAATTCAAAGTATGGGTCTTGTGGCCCAAAAAACAAACACAACTTTTGCAGGACTACGATTTAACACTGTGGCCAGCGAGTGGGAAATTAGTCCATCGGTTAATGCCGAAGGTGCACCAATTACAGCGTATTCGCCATTGGCGTCAGGCAATGTAACATCCACACCAGGTGGTCCTAACACATCGATTCAATTCAATCAAAGCAACGTTTTTGCAGGCAATACTGCATTTACATTTGATCAAGCAAACTCCAAAGTAAGCATTGACGGACAAATAGTTTACGGCAACATAGTCACAGCACCTGTTGCAACAGCAAACTCAGTTGCACTATATCACAATGCCGAAGGCGCTGGCGGCACTGGATTGTATGTTAAATCCGCAACTGTCCAGGACGAACTAGTTAGCAGAGCTAAAGCAGTAGTTTTTAGTCTCATATTTTAAGGAACAACATGGCAATTACCAATACACGATTAACAACAACTGATCCAACCACAGTGTTTACAGCAGTTGGACAACAAGCAATCACCACAATATATGTTTGCAACACCACAGGTTCTACTGTATCTTTTAACTTGTTTGTAATTAATAGCGCAGATAGTGTAGGTGCTGCCTACGATAACATGGCTTATTCTTCATTGGAGTTGACTGCAAACGACACTTATGTTATATCTAACGAAAGATTAGTGCTTGACAACAGTGACCTAATAGATGTTGAAGCAAACACAGCAGATTGCATTACTGTAACTGTAAGTTCAATCGCAGTATAACATGGGCAATTGGATTAAAAATCGATTGCTTGAATCTGGTAGCACATCAGTTGTTATGCCAGCTGGTAATTCTGCGACTCGACCAGATGCACCTATTTTTGGACAATTTAGATTCAATACTGACGTTGGGCTAATTGAATTTTATAATGGCGCGGTATGGTCTACTCTGTCAGCTGGAGGTTCTATTGCCTATACAGTTGATGATTTCATCGGCAACGGTATTACCACAGTGTTTACCATGTCCATTCAAGAAGAACTTGCACAACAAGTTATTGTGTTTGTTGGCAGTGTATATCAGATACCTGTTACAAATTACACAGTCAACGGTGGCTATGACATTACCTTTACTAGCGCACCACCATTAGGCATGCCAATCAACGTGATTCACAGCACAACTTGAATATTTTGATCAACTAAATATTCTACAAGGAAAAATCAATGGCTATTAGTAAAATTGCAGGACAGATGCTAAAGGACAATCTTGAAAGAGATGGTGCTAATCTGGCAATTTCTGACACAGCGGCTGACACTCCTGTTATCTTTGTTGACGTTATCAACTCTAGAGTTGGCATCAACACTGCAAGTCCTACTGTGGCACTTGACATATCTGGTAATGTCGCGGCCAACAATCTTTTATCTACAGGTATTGTAAGTGCCACTGGTAATCTTGTTGCCAACGGAGTAATATTATCATCAAATGCTATTTCAGCAAGCTCTGGAATATTAGCACTAGGATCAAATGCCAATGTCAGCATCTCTGGTGGAGCACTTAACTATGTGTTAATTACCGATGGCGCTGGTGGATTGTCTTGGGAAGCCGCAGGTGATGTTGCTAATGTTATAGGTAATGCAATTCCATTGGGCACACCATCAGATGGTAACCTAACAGCCAATGTAGCGTACGACGGATGGACTGTTGCAACCTACGTAACTGACGGCCTTGATGATTTAAATCAAGTTTCTTTAAATATTGCCAAC